ACTTATCTTTTGATAAAATCTCATCTTTCTTACACGCTTTGGCAATCGGATAACCTCGTTCACCTCGACGGTAACAATCTTCTATACGCTTGATCTCATCCATTAAAACCTTATCCAATTCTCTATTATTTGGAAATTCATCGGTTGGTTCTAATTCAGTCACGTACTCACGTTTTGGACCAGTCAAAGGAAAACCCACTGATGTATTCAATTTGATAGCATCCATGAACTTCTTCCCAGATATACCACACAGGTTCTGCTTATCGTTCAAAGGACATGCATCATTCCACAATGAGCTCTTGAATAACTCTAAGAGGGGCTCTCTGTAATCTCGTATTGCCAATTCTAATAACTCAGGTGAATAAGGCGTCGCAGGAACAGCAAGATTTGCAAGACAAGTCTGCCAACCATACCAATCGGGATTCAGTTTGGGTCCACGATAAATATTGGGAACCCCACACACATCAACAATGTGTGCACTAATTGGCGTGACTTTAACTTCCGATTTCATCACTGCTCGGCCAGGACATGATCCAAAATACTCAACCTGAGAATTCTTGGGCATGTAATTTACTGCACTCTTCTTGTGAAGTTCATTTGAAGTTAAAACTTGTACTCCAAGCACAGTCGTCTCGAACTTCCCAGCTTCGCCAGTAAGTAAAACACCTTCCATCGATCGTAAATCCTCAAAAGCTGTAAATAGCTGTTGTTGTGTCACACTGCCATAAACTCCACAAGGAGTTCCACTAGTCCCTCCTAAATGAATACCTAGGATCGTACTACCATTGGTTTCCGACACTAACGTGGCACCACAAAGGCCAGCGAAAGTATCAATCGTCAAATTCTTATAAGAACCACCATTGAATCGACAAACCGTCTGCACTACACTCGGAACTGTAAGACCTTTGGCAATAATCATCTCACCATCTTTTTGGCGCCAATGCATTTGGAATGGAACTTGAGGCATATCGCCTGTTGGGAAGAAATTAACTAAGTTCTTAAAGATCCACCAGTTGTTACATAACACACGCTTAAATCAGTGTTAGGTATCTGGTGAGAAAACTTTTTGTTAATAATCGCCGCAAATTTTCCTCCACTCGCTTCAGGATTCTTTTTCCTAAAAGTGCACTTCAATTCATCACCGCACATTGTAAAATAATGTGTAGGAATGAGCATGACATTGGATGATAACATAAGACCATTTACTCTACCATCTTGTTCTTGTCCATCATGAATTGACCCGTAAACTAATGCTTTATGTACAATGTTGTTCAATTGGTCTACGGACATCCTTTTGGAAATATCTGATATTGGTAAGTCTCTCTTGGTCACTGATGTCCAAACATTTGCTTCCGTGTCTCGTTCTTTCACTTCTTCCTTGGTCTTCGGTTCTAACGATCCTTGTGACTTGTGCTCATTATTTCGATAAGCTCTATATGCTCTTGCCAAACCGTATACTGCAGCAATACCGATGCACGCCGTGCAAATGTGTGCAGCATATTCATCTCTATATGTCTTGATGATTGGCTCTATGTCTAAATTCTTCTCCTTTAATTCCTTAAATAGATCATCCTCTAGTC